AATGAAACGAAAGTTTCTTACAAAGACCGCAATTACACAGCATCAGTCAATAGCGTTCTTTAGAGATCCGTTCAAGCTTGTTCCGACATCCAAACTTGCAGAACTCGCAGACAAATTTACAAGAAACGAAATTATGTCTTCGAATGAATTTAGGCAAGTTGTTGGATTGCTTCCGTCTGATGATCCTAGAGCTAATGAACTTAGGAATAAGAACATTAACCAGTCAAATGGACAGCAATTCCCAAGCGTTTCTGATTCAGAACTTGAGGAACAAACTGATTCACAATCTGATAGAAGTTCAGAGAAACCTCAATTGGATCAAGGAACTGTAAACACGGTTGAAGATAAGAGCTTGAGTGAATTGAAAGTGTCTGAAATTTAAAGAAGGAGTAAAAAATTCAAAATGGCTAAGAAAAATTACGATTTTTGGGGATGGGCCACAAGAAATGATTTGAAATGCTCCGATGGAAGGACAATTCGTCATAATGCATTTAAGGATTGTGATGGATTGACCGTACCGCTTGTTTGGAATCACCAGCATAATGATCCGGATAACATTTTGGGCCATGCGTTACTAAAAAACACTGATGAAGGTGTAAAGGCGTATGGCTTTTTTAATGACCTTCCGAAATCTCAGAGGATTAAAGAAATTCTCCAACATGGTGATATCGCCAGTTTGTCAATCTTTGCAAATGGTTTGAAGCAGACTGCAGACGGCGATGTTTTACATGGTGTCATTAGAGAAGTAAGTTTAGTTCTCGCTGGCGCTAATCCTGGTGCATCTATCGAGTATGTGATGGCTCATAGTGCTGATGAAGATGTTGAGGCAGTTGGTGCTGAAATTTACACCGGCGAATCACTTTATTTGGAGCACAGTGAGGATTCTGATGTTGTAGAAATCGTTGATGATCCTGAAGAAAAATCTACGGAAGAAGAGGAAAACAAAGAAGAAGAATCTTCTGAAGAAGAGAAAAAAGAAAATCAGGAAGAAAAAGAAGAGATTTCTCACGCAGATAATCAGGACGGTTTAAAAGCCGAATTAGCAGCTAAACAAGAAGGAGAGGACAAAGAAGTGGCTGATAAGAAAGAAGAAAAGACTGTTCAGGATGTTCTTGATTCAATGACTCCGGAACAGAGGAAGGTTACTGAATACCTTGTTGGCGAAGCACTTGCTTCTGCTGGCGCTGAAAAAGATGAAGAAGAGGACGAAGAAATGAAACATAACGCATTTGACAACGAAGAAGTTATTGAACATGATGGCATGAAGGAAGAAGTCATCGAAGCATTAAAAGATGCCAAGAGATATGGTTCTGTCAAGGAATCTTTCCTGGCACATGGTTTGAACAACGAAGAAGTTCTTGTTCACAGTATTAATCATTTAGATTATCTTGCACCAGAATGGAAGAATGTCCATGGTAATGATGTTCCGTTTATTACGACTACTCCGAATGGTTGGGTTGACGTAATCAATAATGGTGTTCACAAGACTCCGTTTGCAAAGATTAAGATGATGTTCGCTGACTTAACACCAAACGAAGCAAGAGCTAAAGGTTATGTTAAGGGCACTCAGAAGATTGAAGAAGTATTTACTCTGTTAAGAAGAGAAGTCGATGCTACTACAATCTATAAGAAGCAGTCTTTTGATCGTGACGATCAGATTGATATCACTGATATTGACATGGTTGCTTGGATCAAGAAAGAAATGAGAATGAAACTGGATGAGGAAAGAGCTCGTGCTTACATCTTTGGCGATGGCAGAAGCTCTACTGATAATGATAAGATCAATGAAAAGAAGATCATCCCGGTTGTTAACGATACTGAGCAGAACCTGTATGCTATGGCATATACTGTTACTCCTGGTACTGACGAGACTCTCGAGCACGCTGTTGTTAACAAGATGGTAAAGGCTCTTGATGATTATCAAGGTTCTGGTAATATTACTGCTTTCGTTAGATCCGATATCGTTTCTGACATCATGCTGATGGAAGACAAGATCGGTCAGAGACTGTACAAAGGATTAACCGAAGTTGCTTCAGCAATGGGTGTTGATAGAGTTGTAAAAGTTCCTGCATCTGTTATGCCGGCTGATGTCTATGCTGTTGCTCTTGACCTGCGTGACTACAACGTTGGTATGAACAAAGCTGGTGAAGTTTCTCTGTTTGATGATTTCGATATTGACTATAACAAGATGAAGTATCTGATCGAAACTCGTTGCTCAGGTGCTCTTGTTATGCCTCATTCTGCAGTTGTTCTTAAGAGAGGCGAATAATCTTTAGGAATAATTCAAAATGGCTAAATGGTTTGGTCAAATAGGATTCGCTATAACAGAAGAAACTGCTCCAGATGTATGGACAGAGCATATCGTTGAACATTCCTATTATGGCGATGTTCTAAAGAATTATAGAACTAGCCCAAATATTAATCAGATTAACGATGGATTTAACATTAATAATCAGATCAGTTTTGTAGCCGATCCATTTGCCAAAGAAAACTTCTATCAAATGAAGTATGTAACCTATATGGGAACTAGATGGAAGATTAATGAGGTCGAAGTCCAGTTCCCTAGGTTAATTATGACGCTCGGAGGTTTATGGAATGGCGAGAAACCGGATTGAGTTATCCCCGATATTTAAAGAAATACTTGGGAATAATAATGTATATTTCCAACCACCTGCGCAGCATATGCTTAAATATCCGTGCATTATTTATGAAAAAAGCGCATGGAATATTGACTATGCCGATGATTCTTCATATAAGAATTTATGTCGGTATACTATTACATTAATTGGTAAGAATCCAGATAACGATGATTTAGTTATGAAACTTTTAGCATTGCCATATTGTTCTTTTGATCGTCGTTTTATCACGGATAATCTTTATCATGATGTATTTGAATTGTATTTTTAATGGAGGAAAAACTAAATGGCAAGATTAGTTTGGGATCAGATTGGTGAAAAGTTATATGAAACAGGTGCTCGTAATGCCGTTCTTTACCCAATCGATACTAACAACACTTACTCTAAAGGTGTTGCATGGAATGGTCTCTTAGGCTTTGATGAGAACCCTTCTGGTGCAGAACCTACTAAACTGTGGGCTGATGATATCAACTATATCACGATGTTCTCGGCTGAAGAATATGGTGGCACTATCAGGGCTTACACTTATCCTGATGAATTCGAAGCTTGTGACGGTTCCGCATCATTATCCAAAGGTGTAGTTGTAGGCCAGCAGAATCGTCAGTCTTTCGGTTTCTGCTATAGAACAACTATTGGTAATGATACCCAGGGTGATGCTTATGGTTATAGACTTCACCTTGTTTATGGTTGCAAGGCTTCACCTTCTGCTAAGACTCACGATACGATTAATGATTCTCCGTCAGCAGTTGAACTTTCTTGGGAAATCTCTTGTACACCAGTTCCAGTTACAGGTTTGAAACCGACTTGTGTTCTTGAAATTGACTCAACTGCAGTCGACCCAGCTAAGTTAAAAGCGTTCGAAGATATTCTTTACGGTTCTGATGGTTCTGGAGGCAGCGAGGGTACTGTTGCTAGACTTCCTTTACCGGATGAAGTTAAAACTCTGTTTGGTCAGTAATTAATAATCAAAATGGAGACAAAAAGGGCTGTCTAGGATGACTATTCAGCCCTTTCGCTATTATTGAAAGGAGAGCTAATATGTACAAAAAAACATTAACTTATACCGATTTTAACGGTGTTGAAAGAACTGAAGACTTTTATTTCAATTTCACGAAAGCTGAACTGATGGATATGCAGCTTTCAACTGACGGTGGTCTGTTAGAAATTATTAAACGAATTGTTAACGCTAAAGATACACCGGCTTTAATCAAATTGTTTAAAGATGTAATTTTAAAGGCTTATGGTATTAAGTCTGAAGATGGTAAGCGGTTTAAGAAGTCTGATGAAATTCGTGAGGATTTCTCGTGCACCGAAGCATATTCAGAGATCTATATGGAACTTGCCACAAACAGTGATGCAGCGTCAGAATTTATTAATGGCATTCTCCCGGCCGATTTAGCTGCAAAAGCAAATGAAGCTATTGCAAATGGCGAAATCGACGAAGATACAAAGAAATTATTAGAGAATATTAAATCTGAATAATGTACAAACTAGTTATCCATAAAGGAGAATGGTTTGACGAAAAAAAGCAAGAGTTTATTTCTATAGATAAAGATATAACTCTAAACTTAGAGCATTCATTGGTTTCTTTATCAAAGTGGGAATCCAAATGGAAAAAGCCTTATCTTTCTTTAGACAAAAAAACTAAGGAAGAAGAGATTGACTACATTCGATGTATGACATTAACGCAGAATGTAGATCCGATTATATATTATTGTATTCCGGCATCAGATATCATGAAGATTAATCTTTATATAAATGATCCGATGACCGCTACAACTTTTGGAAACGACAATAATAAAGGCAACAAGAGAGAAATTATTACTGCAGAAATAATTTATTATTGGATGACTTGCTATAATATTCCGTTTGAATGTCAAAAATGGCATTTAGGAAGATTAATGGCTCTTATCCGTGTTTGCGCTACTAAGAATGCACCGGAAAAGAAGATGACTCCAAAAGAGATTATGAGCAGGAATAAAGCTTTGAATAAAGCTAGAAGAGCTCAGTTGCATAGTAGAGGCTAACCTCTAGGAGGTTATTATGTATAGAATTGAATCCAATAATAAATATGAAAAAGCATTATCGTATTTAAAAGGATTGAATAAAATAAAATATTCTAACATTCTTGATAAATATGGTGAAATTGGTGTTAGAGCTTTAATGGACGCAACACCGGTTGACACAGGAAAAACAAGAGCCTCTTGGTATTACAGGATAAATGAACAGGATGGGCGTTTATGCTTACAGTTCTGCAATTCGAATGTTTCCGATTATGTTGTTGTTGCGGTTATTCTGCAATATGGACATGCTACTGGAACTGGTGGCTGGGTTGAAGGCACAGACTATATAAATCCAGCCATCGCTCCTGTCTTCGATCAGATGGTTAACGATATATGGGAGGAGATTAATTCAAGGTGAGCAGAACAATTGATGAACGAGTAATCACATTAAAGTTCGATAATGCACAATTTGAGCATAATATTAAAACTTCTATAGATTCGTTAGGAAAATTTGAAAAAGCAACTAAATTGGATGGTGCAACAAAAGGGATCGAAGAAGTTGAGCAAGCTGTTAAAAAGTTAGACTTTTCAGTTATGCTTGGAGGCGTTGTTAAGGTTGAAAAGGGAATGTCCCGTTTAAAGGAAGTTGCTATAGGCGCATTACGCTCAATTGGTGACTTTGCGATGATGGAATTTGCCCCAAACTTAATAAAAAGCATGTCGGGCATAGAAACTCTTTATGAAGGTTACGGAAAATACGAACAAAAAACAAAATCAGTACAAACTTTATTAAACTCTACAGGAAGAGATTTGCAAGACATTAACGGTTATTTGGATACATTAATGCGATTCTCAGACGAAACTTCATATGGTTTCTCAGAAATGGCAGGCTCGTTAGCACAACTTACATCTAGTGGCGGCGACATTGAAAAGCTTGTTCCGATGATAACCGGTATCGCAAACGCAGTTGCTTTTGCAGGTAAAGGTCCAGCTGAATTTAGTAGAGCAATATACAATTTAAATCAGTCTTATGGTGCTGGTGCACTAAAATATATGGACTGGAAGTCTTTGGAATTAGCTGGTGTAGCTTCCAAAGATTTAAAACAATCTTTTATTGAAACTGCAAAGGAATTAGGAAAATTAAATAAATTAGGGGCAACCGCTAAAGGAAATATCGTCGATATAGGCAACTTTAGTGAGTCTTTAAAAGATGGTTGGGCAGATACAACTGTAATGGAACAGACATTTGGTAAATTTGCCAAGTATACACAGATGGCAGACCAAATGGTTCGTGAAGGAAAATATGATACATATAGTGAAGCATATAAATTCCTAGCATCACAGTATGATGATATTTATATAAAAGCTGCAAAAGCTGCTCAGGAAGCAACCACTTTTAATGAAGCTATCACTGCAACGAAGGATGCTGTTTCTTCAAAATGGCTTAAAACATTTGAACTTTTCTTTGGTGATATTGATATTGCTCGTAAAACGTGGACCAATTTAGCAAACGATCTATATGATATATTTGCAGTTCCTGGAGATATAAGGAACGACGTTCTTTCTAAAGTGTTTAGAAGTAATTATGATCAGTTAAGAGATATTCTTGAAGATGCTGGAGTTGACTTTTCTGATTATGATTCTAAATTTAAAGATTTTTTAAAAAACAGTGGATGGAATGTTGACGAATTAGTAAAACAATATGGATCATTAAGTGCCGCTTTAGCTCATGGAAATGTCACAATTGAGCATATCTCTGGGCAAACAAGAACCAGTTTGTCAAATTTATTCGGAGATTTTACACAGAACTATGTAAAAAAGTTAAAAGGTTCTGTGGATGATGCGTCATCAGCGGTTGACAAACTTTCTCATATTCAAAAGATATATAACGATATATGGTCTGGAAAATATGGGAATGGTGATGAGCGAATCGAAAAACTAGCAAAAGCCGGTATTGATTATACTACTATGCAGTATGAAATAATTAATAAAATGGCTGAAGCTGGTCATAGAGGCGGATATGAGCTGACTATTAAAGACATAGAGCATTTAACAGCGGAACAATGGAAAGCTCTTGGCGTTACAGAAGCAGAGTCAGAAGCAATTAAAGACTTAATTGCTCAATTGGATGATGCTGACGCTCCATTAAGTCAGTTGCTGAATCAGTTAGATAGAGTTGATGGTCAGGTATTACTTTCCGAGAGCATAACAAACGTAACTGGCACTATAAAGAATCTGCAAAAAATAGTTAGTGAATTATGGAAAAACTTATTTGGTTGGAACTTTGCAGATATTATTTATAATGTAGTTTTAAAGATTCATGACTTTACACAGGCTGTAAAAGAAGCAACTGGTAATGCTGCAATTATCGAAAAAATAAAGACAATTGCACCGATTATTAAGTCTGCTTTTGGTTCATTAGATAGACTTGGAAATTCGATATTAACTTTGTTCAAGACAATTAAAAACGGTATTGTTGACACCATTGTAAGATTGGCATCGCCAGCTTTAGAAAAGTTTAAGAATTGGATTTCTGGATTATTGCCGGTATTTGATTCAGCTAAAACTGGTATAAGTGGTTTTATAGATAGACTATCAGATGGTGTTGATCGTTTAACTGAATGGGTTAAGAACAGTGCATTATTTACTGGTGATTTTTCGCTTTTATCCAATTCCATAAACGATGCTTTATCTTCTGCAAAAAACTGGGTTGGCCAATTTGTAGATCTTGACAAATTAGGTAGTATATTTAAAAATGCTTTGAGTTCAATAAAAGAATGGATAGGACAGTTTATTGATCTCGAAAGAATTAGTAGTTATATTAAAGGCATTTTGGAAGATATTAAAAACGGATTGTTTTTTGATAGAATCATTTCTGATTTAAAGAAACTTCCGGATCTTATAATTAATGCTTTTAAGAATTTCAATTTTAATACTTTAATTGAAGGCATTAAGAATATTCCGACAGTTATGTCGAATGCTTTCAAAAAGATAAAATCAATAAAATTTACTGCAGCATTAAAGAATATTGATCTTAAGGGATTCGTAAGGAATATTATTGAAAAAATTAGAGAAATACCGAATACTATTGCTTCTGTATTTGCTAATTTAAAGAAAATAGATCTTTCTCAGTATTTTAATTTTGACTTCTTTAATTCTGAAGCTTTTATAAATACGATAAAAGGATCTCCTATTCTTTCAGCTATTGCAGGATTAGGAATTGCTCTTACGAATGTTCTTAAAAGTATATATGATATTATCATTGAAGGAATTAAGAAAATTTATCCGATTATAGCTCCATATCTTAATGAGTTTAAAGATAAAGTTGTAGATCTTTCAAAGATAATCATTGAAGCTGCGAACAAAGCTGTCGACTGGATAAGAGAGAATAACATTATTTTAGATGCAGTTGAAAAAGGTGCAGAATTTATTGGTAAAACTATAACAAAAGTAAAAGATTGGATTTCAAAATTTGTTCAGATAGAAAGTGTATCTAAGAATCTTTCTGGAATATTAAAGAATATTTCAAGTTTTTCTTTTGATAACCTTTCTTTTAAAAATGTTCAAGCAAATGCAAGTCAATTCTTTTCGTTTTTAGGATCTAAAATCGATGGACTTAAAGATAATAAGTTTGATATTAATGACATATTATCACCGAATGGAATCTATGATGCGCTTTCATCAATAACTGGAAAAGTTAAAGGTGGATTTGATGGGTTCTTAAATACTATAGAATCAGCAATCAAGAAAATGGATATAGATTGGGATTCTCTTGGTGCGATAATGACAAAAGCCAGAAAAACATTGGAAACCGGTGCTGGATTATTAACAGGATTCCTTTTAGTAAACGGTATAAGTAATGCCATGACCGGAATAGGCAAAGTATTAAATGGCTTATTAATGCCAATCAATACAATAAATGATGTTTTGAAGGCATTTGCAGGTGCCGGAAATCAAGCTAGAATGACTATAGCGCAAGTTGGAACATCGATAAGTGGATATTTTACACAATTAACTAAGAACGTAAAAACTGAGAATATTTTAAAAATTGCTATTGCTATAACAATATTAACAACTGCGTTATTTGTTCTTGCAAAAATAGATTTAGTTTCTCTTGGAGCAGCTATTGCTGCTGTTGGTTTATTGTTACTATTTATTGCAATATTTAATGATAAAATCAGCAAAACATCAAGTGCTATGGCCGACGTTCCAGATAAGAATGTTACCAGATTTGCAGGCCTTTTAGTCGGTTTAGCTGCTGCTATGGTAATCCTAAGTATTGCATTAAGGAATTTTGAAAAGCTTAGGGATATTCCAAAATCTGCACTTGTTGCAATAGGAAGTATGGTTGCACTTGTTGTGGCAATGGGTGCGTTAATGCGGATAATGAAGAAATACGGTGATAAAGACACTACTATTTCTGCAGGATTTATGATTGCATTTGCCGCTAGTATGTACATTATGGGCTTGGCAATGCAAAAGTTCGCATCACTTAAGTTTGATGATATTGCTTCTGCGGCGGTTGGCTTTACTGGAGCAATAGTAATGATGTGGGTCGCTATGTCTGCTCTTAAAGGATTGAAAGCTGGATCTGCGTTACCTGTATTGTCAATTGTCGGAACGTTGTTTCTGTTAATTAAGGCGATGGATATTTTCGCCAATATGGATGTTAATAAAACAATTAATGCAATTCTTAATGTAACAGTTGGATTGATATCCGCGTTTCCTTTATTAATCACTTTGTTTGCCGCAATGAAACTGTTAAACGCTGCATCAACCAACTTTACTGGTATGGCAGCTTATACGATAAGTCTCGTTGCTTCAATTTGGATATTTGCTAGAGCTATAGAAAGTCTTGGAAAGATTGATACCACTACATTACTTAAAGGTGGCGGAGCAGTATCGGCTCTAATGATTGTAATGGGTTTACTTTCAGCATTTATAGCGTATATGGCAACAAAGAACCCTGCAGCTCAAGCACCTGGTGCATGGAAAAATATTGTAGCAATGGGTGTGCTGATTGGCGGTATTTCCTTAAGCTTATATTTACTAGCTGGAGCTGTGCTGGTATTTAAGAACATGGAAATCGAAGAGCTGGCTAAAGGCATTGGCTCTATAAGTGTTCTGCTTCTTGCAATTGGCAAGATGCTAGGGCTTATGGGTACTGGACTTGGTGCGGCTAATATGCAAAGCGCTAAAGTATTAGCATCTTTAGTCACGATAATCGCCTTAGTTGCTGGTGCGGTATTCGCATTGTCGTTCTTAGACACTGAGCGTCTTATAGCATCTGTATCTTCAATGGTAATCTTGATGGGCGCTTTAGCAGGTGTTGTAGTAGTCATATCGAAACTAGCAACAACCGATTGGGGATTGATATTATCAGCTTTAGGATCTATGGTTCTTGTATTAGGCATTGCTGGTGGAGCAATTTGGGCTTTAACGTCCGTTATTAAAGATCCATCAGCTGTATTACCTATAGCACAAGGTCTTACAGAAGTGATTCTTGCTATATCAGCAGCTATGCTGGCACTGTCTGTTGCAGGATCGCTTGCATCAGTATCAGTGGCAACGATTGGCCCGATTTTAGCTACATTAGGTGGCTTAGTTGCAGCGATAACTGTTATTTCAGCTATTGCAGCATTAGCAACTGATATTAATCAAGATGAACTTGATCGATTTGTAATGTTCATGAAAGGGTTCGGTGATGCTCTTGGAAGCTTTGCCGGAAGTCTTATTGAGAATATTGGTGGTGGTTTAATTGCCACTATTGCAAATGGACTTGAAAGAATCGGAGCTAGCATTGCTGGATTTATTGAAAGTATTCAGCCATTATTCGATATGGAAAAGCCAGCTGATTTTGCAGAAAAGATTGCAGCGGTTGGATCCGTAATTGATATATTCGGCGGAAAAACATTTATAAATTCTATTAAAACATTAGGTTTAAATAATAATTTGAATTTTGATAAAGTCGGACAGTTCTTCTCTTCATTTGCGACCGTTATTAACAATTTCTCCGATAGTATTAAGACTATTAATCCTTCAAGATTAAATTCTGCAGCATCTATAGGAGAAATGTTTTCGTCATTAACGGAGTCGATGGGACGTTCAGGTGGCTTTATTGATTTAATAATTGGCAAAAAGACAACCCTTAAAGATTTCGCAGAGGGCATGAAAACATATGCATCCGCTTTGGTTTCTATGTCAAACATCTTAACAAAAGGCGAGGATGGAGAAGGCGGTTTTGATGAGGGATCTGTCAAAATAGCGACCGATGCAGGAAATGCAATGCGTGAACTTGAAAAAGGACTTGGAAGTCATGACGGCCTTCTTCAAAAGATTATCGGTGAAAACAGCATAGAAGATTTTGGAGAGAGAATAAAAGCGTTTGCCCAAGGATTAGTTGACATGAGTACAACGCTTATCGGATTTGATCCAGAGTCGTTAAAGGCTGCTGAAGATGCCGGTTACGCATTAAGTAAACTTGAGCAGGGTGTAAATTCTTCTAAGAGCTTATTAGGATTAATAAAGGGTGGTGAAGGAAATCTTTCTGATTTTGGTAATCGAATTAAAGGATTTGCCGAAGGATTGAAGACAGGTTTATCAGCATTATTAGATATTGGAAATACTACAAATGTTAGTTATGACAATATTGATAATGTTATTCCGGATTCTTCCGCCGCTCGAGATATGAAGGCTTCTATTACCGAAAATAGATTTGCTTTGTTAAGTGATGTTATTGACAATACAATATTGCTAGCAAAGAAGTTTATGGAATTAGAAACACAAATAGCTCCTGGAGAAGGCGCATTTACTGGTGGCGATAATCTTAAAAAACTTGGTGGAGGTATTTCATCATTTACTACAAGTTTTAAGAAGTTTACAGAGAATTTTCCAACAGAAATTCCAGATATTGAAGAAGTTAAGAAAGCAATAGGCATTTCAGAATTGTTTGCCGATCTTGGAAACGAAGAAGGTGCTGCTGAAGCTGATGCTGGTCTTGCTAGTCTTGGAGAGAAAATCTCTTCATGGGGTACTAGCATTAAGGATATGTTCAATAACGTTATTAATGGCGATGTAAAAGAAACGGAAGATGAAGCAGGTTCATCG